CGGAAGAAAACAAACGTATTGCTAAATTGCAGAGTCAAAGGAAGTAGAAATGGATTTAACTGCCGAACAACTTGCCGAATTGGGAAAGCAATTTTCAAAAAGAGCCAAGGCTAAACCCATTAGTAAGGGAGCAGTGAAAGCATCCTTTATTAAAGACTTATTTAAAAACTTGGCCAAAGAAAAAGTTTCGGGCATATTTGGCAAAATTACCGGCCCATTCAATGCTGTTATGGATAAGGTTAAAGAGTTTCGAGATGCTGTGCATGAAAAGGAAGTTGAAGCAGCAGAGGAATATGCTAAGCAGAAACAGAAAGAGGTAAAAGAACTTGAAGACGAATTAAAGGACACTACCAAGTCCGAAGACGAAATAGAGAAAATTCAGAAGGAATTGGACGACGCAAGACAAGAAGCAAAATCTGCAAGTGATGATTTGTTTAAGATAGTTGGAGATGATTTAAAAGATTATTTAGACGAAAAGAAAAAAGAGTCTAGAGATCTTAACTACGAATTTAAACAAGTGACGAAGTTAGCAACTCAGAAAGAGAACATGCTGAAATCTCTTTCGAATCTATCCAATAAAGAACGGAAAGCACTCGAAAAAGAAGTTGATGATCTAAAAAAAGATGCAAACGAAATTGCTAAAGAAATGGCATTGCTCGATAGCATTTCATCGATGGGTAGAGAACTGACTGGAGAGAAAATAACAGTCAGCAAAGTATTGCCATCTACAAATCCAATATCTGTATTACCACCATCGCCTCCAGAATCTACTAAAACAAACAGCGCTCCTGCAAATGAAATAGTAAAGGCGATTGATGGCGGGTTTGAATTAACGAACAAAAATTTAATTCAATTGCGAGATATATGGAGAGACGAAACTGCCAAAGACGACCTTTCAAAAATTGATCCGAAGATGGTTCAATATGTCACGGAGAACACTAAACAATTCTTGCCCGAAATTATCAAAGGTATGGAAGAAGGAATCCGTCATGAAGTAGAAGAGATTAGAAAGACTGATCCGTCATCCGCAAAAGAATTAGAGAAGATTTTTCAAGAGATTGTTAAAACGAATGAGATTTCTTCAACAGAAACTAAGCTAATTGAGAAGCAAACAAGTTTAGCCGAGCAGGCGGCCGATGACACAAAGATGGTCAGACAGGACCAAAAACAGACAGAATCTCTCCAAAGAATGGAGTTAAAAGAGAATTCAAACGAGTCTTTGACAAAAACAAGTCATCCTTCGGCCAATGCTAAAGCAGTGACGCCAGAAACGCCATCGGCACCGACTTCGGGATCGGGCGAAGGAAAGACAGGGATTCTTGGGACTCTTGCTGGACTAGCAATGGAAAGGTTTTTGCCAGTAAAAACTATTCTTTCTAAAGGTGGCGGTCTACTTAAAAATGCCGGTGGCGCTATTCTTTCTAAAGGTGGCGGTCTACTTAAAAATGCCGGTGGCGCTATTCTTTCTAAAGGTGGCGGCCTGTTAGATGGAATTTTGCCAAGTCTTGGTGGCGAAGCGGTCGGCCTTGGAGGTCTGGCCACTGGAGCAATGAAATTAGCTGGACCAGCAGCACTTGCTCTTGGAATTGGAAAAGGACTATTCGATTATTCGAACGAATCGGAAGATGAGACAAAAGCAAGAGGTGGCGATGGGTTATCTGCTTTTGGAAGAATTGGCGACTCTGTTACTGGCGGATTAGCAACCGATGTTGGAGAAAAATTAGCAGGGACATCTGCTGGAGATTTCATTGGGAAATCAATAACTAAGGTTAAATCGTTCTTTGGAGATCAAGATGCAACTGATCTCCTATCAAGTCAAGAAAAATTAGCTCAGATGAATACTCCGGAAGGAAAAGCTGCTACATTGGCTGCATTTAAAGCAAAATCAATAACACCAGAATCTCCAAAGAGTGTTAATACCATTGTACCATCTTCTGACATAACTTCTCCACGAACACAAGCATTGGCTTCTGTGACAACCGAAAATCAAACTTTAAAAGAAGCCAATGCAGCGAAACCAATAATTGTGAATGCTCCGACAACAAATAATGTCGGAAAAGGAAAATCGGCTGAAACTCAATCGTTAAGTGTCGTCGGAGTGAGAAATCAAGAAGGAACACTCAGAAGAATGTTAGATCTTCAATATGCGATTTAGACTTGGAAATTTCGTCAAAAACGAATAAATATATAAATACATTTAAACATAACCGATTCAAAAACTTAAATCTAAAGGAAATAACATGGGCAGTTTTTCATTATCGCCAGTAGTCGAAATTAAAGAGAGCGTAATATCACAGGTCGTGCCAGCAGTTTCAACATCAATCGGAGCATTTGTGGGTGATTTTGCCTGGGGCCCAGTTGATGAATGGAACATCATCGATTCTGAAAATACATTAGTAAACCGTTTTGGCAAACCAACCGAAACTACGGCAACTGATTGGATGATTGCCGCAAGTTTCTTAGCTTATGCAAATAATCTTAAACTTGTTCGTGTAATCGGCACTGGCTCGTATAATGCTGGATATCCGAGTGGCACATACACAGTTAAGAATGAAACTCATTATGAAATATCTCCACCACTTACTGCTAACTTTGTAGCAAAATATCCAGGTGTGATTGGTAATTCGTTAAAAGTTTCGATGGCAGACAGTTCAAATTTCAATACTTGGGATTATCGTTCGGAGTTCGGCTCCACAACAACTATTGGAATTGTTGGAACAACCACCAATGCTAGTACATCAATTACTGGTATTCCGGCCAATGTTGTTTCGAATATTGTAGTAGGTAGCGTAGTTACTGGAACAGGGATTCCTGCAAATACTTCGGTTGTTTCGGTAGATGTTGCTAACTCAAGTATGGTAATTTCAAATGCTGCTACCGCTAACGGAACTTCAGTTGCACTTAGTATCGTCTATTATAGCGGAACCCCAGGAACGACTAAATATGTTTCTGATGCTGGCGGGTCGAACGACGAAATGCACATCGTAGTCGTTGACGAAGATGGACTTTGGACTGGTGTTCCTGGAACGATTCTTGAAAAATATATCGGAGTTTCTAAAGCGTTCGATGCTAAAGACTTCAATGGCATGAGCAATTATTATGTTACCGTTCTAAATCGTGGTTCTTCTTATATTTGGTTTGGTGGTCTTCATGCTGTCGCTAGTTGGGCAAGTGCGGCTTCTAATTCAACTTTTGCTTCCATCGGTGCTGCAACTGCTAATTTTTCTTTAGTAGGTGGAACATCAGTTGCCCCGACTGTAACCCAAAAGATTGCTGGTTATAGTCTCTTTAGTGGGGCAGACGATGTCGATATTTCTCTAGTCATTGGTGCAGGTTTTATGGATTCAGATTCACAAGCACTCGCCAATCGACATATTATTCAAAATATTGCGGCGGTTCGCCGTGACTGTGTTGCATTCGTTTCCCCACCGGGCAACGCAGTTATCAATAATCCAACCAATGAAATTTCTGCAATTGTTAATCATAGAAACCAACTTCCAGGCACTTCTACAATTGGAACTTATGGATTTATGGATTCTGGTTGGAAAATGATGTATGATCGTTATAATGACAAATTCCGTTGGGTTCCGTTGTGCGGTGACATGGCTGGGTTGTGTGCAAATACTGATCTGGTCGCAGATCCATGGTTTGCTCCAGGTGGCTTTAATCGCGGTGGAGTTAAGAATGTAGTAAAATTGGCATATAACCCAAAAACAAAAGCAGAGCGTGATACGTTGGCTCAAATGCAAGTGAACTGTGTTGTAAACTTTGCTGGGTTTGGCCCAGTGCTTTATGACAACCTAACACTACAACAACAAAAAGATGCATTTGCTGATCTTAACGTCCGTCGGTTGTTCATTGCAATGGAGAAGGCTATTGCTACCTATGCGAAGTTCCTATTGTTCGAATTCAACGATGTGTTTACTCGTACTCGTTTCGTGAATCAAGTGTCGCCATATTTACGCGACATTCAAGGTCGCCGTGGCATCACTGATTTCAAGGTGATTGCTGATGAAACAGTCAATACTCCAGATGTAATTAATAATAATCAATTCGTTGGTAAGATTCTTGTTAAACCAGCAAGAGCAATTCGTGTTATCACTCTAAACTTCGTTGCTGCTGCTCAAGGTGTTAGCTTCGACGAACAAGCCTAAATCAAATGGGGAGGAAACTCTCCATAAATAATTAAAATATTTGGAGAAATAAAAGATGTCAGCTGCTTCAATTAACGACTTTAAAGCACAGTTCTTAGGCGGTGCAAGACCGAATTTGTACCAAGTGATTCAACCGTTTCCATTGATTCTTGGTGTTCCTGTCGCAACCGAAAAGCTAAAATTCTTTTGTAAAGGATTTGAACTTCCAGGTATCAGCACAAACCCTATTGAAGTTCCATATATGGGGCGTCAATTGAAAGTTGCTGGCGACAGAACGTTCGACGATGTAACGATGACTGTTATTAACGATTTGGATTTTTCTATTCGAAACACATTTGAACGTTGGTCAAACATTATCAATGGCCACGAAAAGAACCAAGGTATGATGAATCCAGCCGATTATCAAGTTGACACGGTAGTGAACCAGCTAGATAGAGATGGAAACATTTTGAAATCTTATATCTTAATCGGTACATTTCCAACTAGCATTTCTAATATTGATCTAGGATATGAAAACAACGACACTATTGAAGAGTTCACTGTTAGTTTTGCATATCAATATTGGATAGATCCAATCAACGGTATTGTTTAAATTGGTATTGAGGGAACAATTGATTCAATATTGTTCCCTCATTGGATAAAGTATGATTGATTATTCTGGCTTCATTACGAAATCTGGAACTCTTAATTCAAAGAGAATTAAGGATATTCCAATTCTTGATGGATTTCCAGATGCAGCAACTTCTGCATACGTAACAGTTAACGAGATTCAAGAACCAAAACGATGTTTGAATTGTAATTCAATAATTCCTGTTGATTCATTTAGAGTTGGATGGCGCCCAAATCAGATTGCATGTTCGCGCCAATGTTTAGATTCACTTTCGCATACTATTGTGAAAGAGAAAAGAAATCAAACGATGCTTGAGAGATATGGTGTCGAAAACGCATCTCAGCATGAAGATTTCCGACAAAAGAGAAAGGCAACAAATCTAGCCAAGTTCGGAGTCGAATATTCGCTTTCATCTCCAATAGTTAGAGATACAATAAATGCCACAGTTGAACAACGATACGGGGTTTCAAGCGTTACCCAAATTCCAGAAGTCAGGGAAAAACAACTGAAAACGATGCTTGAGAAATATGGTGTCACCAACCCAATGCAAAATGAGGATATGCTGAATAGAGCACTCGACACCAAAAGAGTGAGATATAATTGGAAAGAAAAGACCGAAGATATAAAACCAGTGTTCGGATTTCCATATCGAGTGTTGCTTGACGAAGATGTCATGGTTATTTTGAATGACAAAGATCGTCTGGTTGAAGAATATGAAAACCATGGGTCATTCGATCTTGCCGAAAAATGGGGATGTAATTACCAACTAATTCAATCGTATCTGAAAAAGCATGGATACATTTTCAAACAAAAACAAACGAGTTTCATCGAGAGAAAAATAACGAATT